ATAGACAATTTTTTAATAGGGAAGTAAAAAAAATTATCGCAGGTTAGACATTACGGCATATCTAGACGCGTCCCAAAGGTGATTAAAGTCATCTATAGGCTGATCTAACTTTATACCGTTAACCGTTCGATATTTATAGTTAGCCTGTTCCTTTCGGAATTCGGGACTATCAACAATATGTAGTTTGAATTTTTTCAGTAGGCTAATTCCGTATTCAATAGAACCGGGAAATTTTTTCACGCCTAAAACTTTTATGCCTGCGCGTCGGCAATCGCTAATGTATCCAGGTTCGGCGCAGTCCGCCCAACAAACCCCGCCGTTTATAGCTTCGCGGACCATAGGAATATATTCGTTAGGTGACGGCGTCGGACCGTATGCCAACTTTTGTAAAAAAAGTTTGTCGCCTGTTAGGCCGACTTTTACAACGGTCGACGGGCTGTTAGTTTTCCCTATGTCGGAGCCGTAGTAAATTTTTTCTATGTCTGTTGGGAATTCATGTATCCAGGTAACATGTTGAAAAATTAAACCTTCGGGCGCTGATCGCAGGCCTAAGCCGTAGACGTTCCACATATAGTCATCAGCCGTACCGTTGGCAATATTTACCGGCGTCGGTTCATAGGATAGGATTTTTCTTTTTTCGTTTTCAGAAATAAAAGGATTGTCGCGAAAGGTAGTTTTTAAATAAGCAAGGTCGGGGCGTGTGCAAAATTTATCATAAACATAATGATCGGTAGTTTTAGGGTTGTAGTCGCCCCACCAAAATTTTCTACAACGCATTTCGGCCTGATCTACAACGGCCTGACTAACATCTAACCACTCGTTAACAAAAAAATAATCGCAGGCGCTACCGTGGAATTTGCTTTCGTCGTCGGCGCCTAAAAGGTGAATAGTATTGCCGAATAAATAAAACTGTCTTACTTCCTGTTTCTGTGCGAAGGGCGACGGTATGCCGTGCATAGGTAGGCGCCGGTTAAAGTCTTCATACAACGTTGTTTTAAAACTGTTGTAGGTTTCACGAATGATTTTTATAGTGCAATTATGTTCAAGGCGTGAACAGATATAAACGATAAAATCTATGCCTGCCCACGTTTTAGTACTTCGTGAACTACCTTCTAAGATGGCGCCGGTAAATCCGTTTTTAAGGCTAGTCAGTAGGTGTTTCAGGTTCGGGCTGACTACTTTGGACATCGATAATATTATTTTCAGGGTTGGGGAAAAGTTCTTTTAGTTCATCGGGGAACGCGTCGCCTATAGCCCGGCGGCTAGCGGTCATGTCTATAAACTGTTTTAGTTTTCCGTATGCCCGGTCTAAAATAATTTCTGCGGCGCGTGAATCGCCTCTTATTGCGCGTTTCGCTAGCCCTTCTAAAATATGGTCTAACGTTGTGCCTTCGGGTCCGTATTCCTTCGATAGCATTTCTATAAGGGCCGCATCCAAGTCAGGTAATTTTTTAGGGCGTCCGTTAGGGTTGCCGCTTTGTCCTTTCTTCCAGCGCCCGCCAGCATGAGGGCCGCGTAATACATTTTCATTCTTAAGCATAAAACGTGTTTTTTCGATTGTAAAAAAATTAACGTTTAACCGGCTTTCTGTTTTTAGCTACGCCGTTAAAAAAAAACTCTTCATGTCGTTCCGATTTTTTTTGCACCTTAATGCTATCAGCTAAAACGTAAACACGTTTGCCAACTGTGCGCACGTCTAACAAACCCTTAGCCCGCCAGTTGTAAACCGTCGGGCGTGTTATGTTCATGCGCTTACAAAAAGTATTAAAGGGTATTAGGTTACCGTCGGCGGGCGTTTCTTCGTTTTCCAGGATTTGGGTAAGGAGTGTTAAAACCTTATCCAATTTTTCACTTATTTCAGCAAAGGGATTTTCCATGTTTTTACAATCTCATGACAAAAATAAAACATGAAAGGGCATAAAAGCAAGTAGCCCAACCGTGGTCTATGTTGGGCTACTTTTGTACCTATGTTGTGTTAGATGTATCCTATCCGACTTGCATTAACGGTTTATAGTCTGTAAAGTATTCCAAAGCCCTGCCGTTTAGTTCATCTTCGGAAGCGCCGACATAGCGGCGGAAAGATGTTTCGTTTGTGTGGCCTGTGTAGCGCATACAAAGCGACGCCGGAATAGGTTTAGTAAACCAACCGTAATAAAGCGACGTAGCAAAGGTTCTGCGGGCGGTATGCGACGAAATGGCTTCGAATTTCTTTTCGTATTCGCCGACCCCTTCGCGTATCCTGACTAACACGCGGTCGGTAAGCCCTGCGCCTTCGCAGATTTTTTTTAGCGTCTTTCGAAAATGGTCGTCGTTATACATCTTTGGAAAGTTGCCGCCATTGCGTGCAAGTACTTGCAAGGCTATAGGATGGACGGGAATTTCACAGAGGGCGCCGGTTTTCTCCTGGACATATTTAAAAAAAGTTATACCGGCACGAACAGAAATGTTTTCAGGAATGAACGCGGAATAGTCACCTATCCGCGGACCTAAGAAGGAAGCTAAAATAAAATTATCCCTAACGGCCTTTTGTGCTTTGGTCAATTCCTGCCCGTCGATAGCTTGCAGACTGTTGATTGTCAATAGCTCTTCTTTGGTTAAGGCAATCACTTCGTTTTTTTCTTTTATCACTATCCAACTTTTATAAATGTCGCTTTTGAATAAATCCCTTTCGCGTGCTAAGGTTAAAACGCTTTTAAGATCTTTGATAACTTTGCCGACCGTGTTTCCTTCATAGCTTTTTTTGTCTTCGAGCCACTTAGTAAAAGTATCATAGAACAGCATGTCCATGCTTTCAAAAGTCGCGTCGGGCGCGAATTCTTTTACTAAGTCGCGGTTTGAAGTTTTCGACAGAATAGTTTTCGGGCGCAGGGCTTTACCCTTTTTTGTTTTTACTGTGCCGTTAAGGATCAGCTGCCAAAATCCGAACAATTCAGATCCGCCGTCGGAGTTGGCGCAGGTAATAACGCGGTGAAAGTCGGGCGCCGCTTTTATCAATTCACTGCGGAGGTTCTTTTCAAGTTGTGATTTGTTTACCCCGCCGTTGATCTTATACACCTTAGCTTTGAAGCCGTCCCAAATATGCAAGTCGTTACCCGTCCAGGCTAACCGGTCGCGTATCAGTTCGATGCGATGCTTTAACGTTTCATTGGTTACAGTCTGTTTTTCGTCGTGTAAAGATTGCAGCGCTTTTTCTGCCGTCTGCAAATAGGTTTTTAATTGCGTGCCCGGCTTTGACGGGGAAAAATTACCGTCTACCTTTTCGCCTGTAGAAAACCAAAACCGGCAGTTTCTAAACTCTTTGCCATAGGCTAAAATAAAGGCGGTGCCGTTTTTTTCTTTTAGTTCAAATTGTGTGCTTTTCATTGCTTGTTTTGTTTGGTGTCAATAACTTTTGAAAGGGTTTTTTAGTGTCGGTTACGGTGTCAGTTCATAGCGTTTATTCGGTTAGTGTCAGTAAAGGTAACAGTAATTTTGTATATCATTATACACGCATAAAGGCCGATTCCAAAGAGCCCGCCCATTATTTTACAAATATATAAAAAGTTATCGAAAAACCTTTAGTCCCTACGGGACTTCCGATGTAAAATTATTATGCGTTGATAATCAGGTAAATAGAATTTATAAGGGGTGAAAGTTTCGGCGGCGGTGTCAAATGCGGTGTCAATCCGTCGGGGAATGAAATGTTTCACGCGGAACCAATTAACACAACATAGGCACAAGGGAAATTTATTCGCAGGGTAACCGGTTACAACCGGTTACTATTTTTTATCTTCGCCGGTCGAATTAGTCCAAGGTGTTAAAAAAATTCGTGCTTTTCTTCTAGTCCCCGGCTTTTCGTTGCTTAGTCGGGGACTTCTTTTTTTTGTTCCTTTCGCGCAGTTGTTCGAATAGATCAGCGCAGATACGCCGTAATTCCTGCGCTTCGGCCCTGTAGTCGTCGCGTTCCTTCCTTAATAGCGCTGATTCGGTTTTAATAACCTCCCTTTCGTTTTCCAGGTTTGCCCAAACTTTAGCGTGCATACAAATATAATCGCCATTGCTTGCCATTTCTTTCAGGCCTGTAGGGTTTAATCTGACGGCTACGGAATTTTCTATGCTTTTTTCGGTAAACATTGGGCCGGTTTGTTCGGTCCACCAAAGGGCTGAAATACCGAAATTTTTCAACAGCCTTTCTGTCGACCCTTCTTTCATTTCGCGGTCATCCGCGTAGGCTTTTTCTAAGGTAGAATGTAAACCCGTAAGCCGGGACAACTTAGATAAAGTTATTCCCTTGGCTTTCAGGATCTTATCTATTTTTTCGACGAACGACATAATTTTTTGTGGATGGATTGTGCATAATTCTATAGAATTTTCCGTGCTTTGCCTATTCTAATTCCGTAAATTTCTAACCTGTTACGTTTTCAACTAATGTAAATATATGCGCGAATATATCAAAAAAAGTAAACGGTATAAACAGCGGTTAGGGGTAAACCCGCGACGCTATCGCCGTAGTAAAAACGGCCTTACGACTGTGAATTGTAAGATACCTATCGCCGTTCATGCTAAAATAGCGCAGTGGTCTATTCAACTTTGTGCAAGGGAAAACCGGTTTTATAGTTTAATGGAAGTCTTCGCCGAAGCCCTTAAAGAATTCGCCAATACCTTACCCGACCTGCCAACGGAAACCGCCGCCGGTATTGCCACTATTACGCCCGCTACCCCTGCCGACATTACGCCGCCAACGGCAGAGCCACAACCCGAACGCTTACAGGCATGAACGTAACAAGCGCCATAAAATCGCCGCTGCCGCCTATCGATTATCAGGCCTGTAAACAGTGGCTACAATACGGCGACGTCGCGACAATAGCACGGGAAAAAAATATTTCCCTGTCGCTAGCCTATAAAATCCTTAATGGTAAAAGAAAGCATTTCGAATTCATAGCGGCAGTTTTTCAAAAGGCTATCGACAACCGCGACCGCATGAAAAAACTACAGGAAATTTTAAACCAAACAAATAAATAGTATGACTAAAACAATTGAATTCGTTCCTATCCTGGACTTAACGAAAGAAAGGTTATTGCATAGCCTAGCCGTTGAACTACTTAGCGGCAGGGTTGAAACTATGGAAATAAACTTTTATAGCAAGGTCTATAATCACCCTGTCCACGGAACTTATCACAACTTCCGCGACATGTTCGACGCTATGGAATGGCAGGAAGTTTTAAACTGTGCCATCTTCCTACGCGACAATAGGAACAAAAAAAACTTTTCAAATTTTATCACGGATCTAACAGAATTTCTAAACCAAACAAATTAAAGCAACATGAAAGCACTAGCGCACTTTTCAGACCTACGGGCAATTCGTAAAATCTGTTCTGCAAATCGTTTAATTTATTCCTATCAAATTTCCGACAGTAGTGAAAAAGTAATTGAACTAACTATTAACTACGCCGACGGTACTTTCCTTGACGCCGGTATGGCTTTCAACGTCGGAAGGCAAATAGAATTACAATTAGCCTTGGACGATTCGACAGATAAAATTTTGTCAAGTCTGAAACCACGGCAGGAACTAAACGAAAAGCATTTCAGCGAATTCGAAGATTTGCCCTAAGCAACAACGAAAAAAAGACCCCTCATTAAAATGAAAGTAGAAAAGCAAAATATTGACAACAACATGGAAAACCAAACAGAAGACATTGAAGTAATGCAACATGTAACGCCGGATGTAATTTACCAACAGGATAAGGCGTTTATAGACATCCAAGTTTCAACGGCTAAAGCATTCCCGCGTAAAGTTAAACGCGCCACGGATAACGCAATAGCTATCGTAACGTTAGACATGGCAACGGCGCAGAGTTGCACCTATTCCGTGCCCCGTGCCGGTAAGGCTATAACCGGGCCGTCTGTTCACCTTGCTAACATCCTGGCGCAGGCATGGAAAAATTTACGCATAGAATCAAAAGTCGTAGACATAGACCAAACGCACGTAACATCGGAAGCGGTTTGCTTCGACCTTGAAAGCAACTACGCGGTAAAATTTCAGGTTAAAAGAAGTATAGTAGGAAAGACAGGCCGATTCTCTGACGACATGATAACCGTCACAGGAAACGCCGCTAACGCTATAGCTAGGCGCAACGCTATTTTCGCTATCATTCCCAAACCTGTTTTAAATAAAGTCTACGAAGCGGCAAAGGCTGCCATTACCGGCGACACGTCAGACATTAATAAACTAGTGGCACGCCGTAAGCAAGTATTCGACCGCTTGCAGGAAAGTTTAGAAGTGACAGAAAAAGAAATTTTAGGCGCCATAGGTAAACAGGCTTTGGACTATGTCACCGCTGACGACCTTGTTATATTGATAGGCATAGGCACCGCCATACGCGACGGCGACACGACAATAGAACAGGCATTCAAAAAGGAACCTGCCGCCGCCCTTACTTTAGAAGATTTGCAAAAATTATACGACGAAAAATTGCCGCTACTTTCTAAGACAGAAATGGAAAGCGCAAAACGTATAATCGAAAACAAAGAAAAGGATAGCTATAAAAAATTACATACCCTTTTAACATCTAAAGCATGAGAAACGAAATAAGAATAGGCAATTTTACGTCGTCGGAAATAGGCGCCATCATGTCTAACGGTAAGGCTAACGGCGCTTTAGGGGCGCCCGCCCTTACCTATATAAACGAATGCAACATGGAAAGACGCTTAGGCCGTCACCTGGACAACGAAGCAAGCGCCCGCCCTACGTCGTGGGGTAACCTTTGTGAAAGGCAAGTTTCTTCCATGCTGCCCCTTGAATATTCCGCCGTATCTAAAGAAACGCTTTTACATCCATCTTTCGACTATTGGGCAGGGTCGCCCGATACTATCATTTATCAGGCCGACACGCGGGCAGTAGGCGATATTAAATGTCCCTTTACACTAAAGTCGTTTTGCACCTTAGTAGACGCATGGCATAAGGGCGGAATAAAAGCTATACGCGAAAGTCATAAAGACGGCGAAAAATATTTTTGGCAGTTAGTCAGTAACGCTTGTATAACGGGCTGCGCACACGCTGAATTGATAGTCTACGCCCCGTACAAATCGGAGCTAGCCGCCATACGTGCGCTGACAGAAACGGCGGAGTATAAAAATGACGTCTATTCATGGATGACATACGCCGACGACAACGCGTTGCCTTGGCTGCCCGACGGCGGATTCTATAAGAACCTAAACAAATTTAGGTTTGAAATATCTAAGGAAGATAAAGAAGCGCTGACTAAACGCGTCGAATTCTGCGGTAGTATGTTGGTGCAACCGGTTTTAATATCTGCTTAACTATGCGCATAATGGACGGATACCAAAAAAAATTCGATACCCTGGCGGAAGCAATAGCAGACGCCCGCGACGCATCGGAAAAATATTTAGACTTTGATTTGCACGTTATCGAAGATCATAGGGAAAAAAAGTTCTATGTCGACGATAGCGGATTCATTCGCGGCTTTGAAACACTACACGAAATATTTCGCGCAGGTAAAAAGGTAAAACAGTAAGGCTATGAAAGCAAGTCAACTAAAAGGCATGAACAACAAAGCCCGACTGATTGACAGGCAAATTTTGAAAGGGAAAAAAGCTATGGACCTACGACAGAAGGATTTCGACGAACGTGAACAACCGAAAAAGCACGACATCGCACAACGTGACCGGCCCGCGTTCCCTACTAATGCGCGCATGTTTGATTCTGCGCAAGGGATAACTAAACGCGAATACTTTGCAGGCATGGTAATGCAAGGTGTACTAATTGCAACCGATGAAGTCGGTTTAGAACAAATAAAAAAAGACGTTGCAATTTGTATACGTTACGCCGACGAACTATTAAAACAATTAGAACCTAAACCTGAATAAAAAACTTTTCGTAGCGCTTCGGTTAGTTTGGTGACCCCGATGCTACGGAAAGCCGGGGCGGTTTTCTTAGAGAGAGTTTGCCGCCCCAAATTTTTAAAGCGTAT